CTAGTCTCAAAGGGTTTCCACAACCTCGCTACGACATGGCCTTCCCTTTCAGGTTACTCTCGGCAATCACCATTTTGGTGTGCTGCCTTGGTACCTTTCTGGGTTTGTGCATGAACGCCAGCAGGTTCGCTGATTATCTTGAGACATTTGTGCCGATCTGCGGCGATACCACATATTCACCTGGTTTGCGCACGATTTTAACCGGTGGCAGCATAGACATGGTGCGCGCGCTCAAAGCTATCTTTTGGAGGAAGCTGTTTGATGCACGCTTGTGCCGGAAGATACCACCAACACCATGGCTCGCTTACATTGCCGGAGCCACCGTGTTTACTACCATCGGCTTTGTTACGCAGAAGTGTTGGCGTGAAGGCCCTTTTCGTGCAATTTTGGACAGTGTTACATCTGTGCATCCTCTCAAAGACATGAGAAGGAAAGCATCGTTGGTGACAGTACCGAAGTTTGTGAAAACGGCAGCACAGAACGCCCACGCTGGGGGAGCTTCGCTCCGCCTCCAAGTCCACAGATGGATTCACGCTATTTGCGCCGAGTTTCCATCTATCCCTGCTGCTCCTGGTTTGGTCCGCTTCGATATTTCGAAAGCTGTACGAGACGAGCAGTTCGGCTCGACCGTCATTGGTCGTCGCCGAGTCATATCCCCAGTTGACCTTACGGTTGACAGATGCCATGAGGACGATTACATTCCCGGGTTACCTGTCAGTGCGGTTGACACTGCCTTCTACCTTAAGGCAAGAGAGTGGGACGAATTCGCTGGTGCACCCATCGTCTTCAACTGCATCGTGCCCAAAGCCGTTGCATGGAAGACAGACTGGTCACACGCTTATATTGACGAGGATTCAAGGCTTACGGAGGTGGTTGATGGTGGCGAAACTTACAACCACTCCCTAATCGACCCGACTCAACACAAGTTTACACTCTACTCGTGGTCCAGATCGTACATCTATGAGCAATCAATAATGCTCGTCCCTAACAGCAACCAGGCAGTTTTTGTGTGGGTCCCTGTGGCAGTCGTGAGAATGCCTAAGTGGATCTACATACCCTGGCACTACGTGTGCTTCAGACAGTTACCGACACGGCCCGGCAACTGGAAGGGCGCATCAAAAGTGGTACTCAACAACAAAGCCGGCGAAAAGATATCATTTGTCCAAGTAGCTATTCCCTCACCCTCAAGGAAAAACGACACTATCAGTTGTCGTGAGGAGAGTTGGAAGAATGGTGAGTGCACGGTTATCGACAGGAAATGTGCAGATGTGATCGCAATACGCGCCTTCATCAGCGAGAAAGAGACCAACGTTTACGACGCTAGCTCAGTCCTTGCAAAGGCTGGGCAGCCTTCAACCCCTGAGACAAACACCATTGCTGCAGCAATATCGCAGCAGGGCAAGTCACCCGACCTCACACTCCCCGTTGCTTTTCAGCCCGGGTCTGATGTTGAGACACACGGGCTCAAGACTCCGGTGGAAGAAGTAATCACCAGCTCGACTAACGTACCAGCACGTGTGTGTGCAGTCAATGACGAAGCTCTAGCCGCCGAATTGAAGCGGTCAGCTGAGCTTCAGGCAAAAGTGCCGAGAACAATCTCCCTCGCGCATGCCACGGCTATTGATACAGCCATCGATTATATCTGCAACATTATCGGAGTCATGCAACCCATCTCAGAAGCAGATGCGATTGCCGCCCAGAAGGGGCCGGCTCAGAAGAAACGCAATGAGGCCATGTTGGCCACAGACGTTGAAGCTGATCCTCAAGTCGATGCCAAACCCTCTCAGAAAAATGAGGCGGTGACCTCTGTGTCAACAAGGAGTATTAATCCTTGCAACACGTCATTTGGTATTGCACTCAGCCGCTACATGCGTCCGTTAGCCACGGGGATGAAACAACTTGCTTGTTATGGTCCCGGTTGCAACGGCGTACAAATCGCGGACAAAATTGCTGCAGTCATGGCCACAGGGCCAGCGACATGCAACGATGTGAGTGACAACGACAAGAGCCACGGTCCCCTCTCCAGGGAAGGAATATTTGAACGATTCGTGTTCAAGGTTTTTGAGAGTGATGAATACCTCCAGTCCATAATGGCGAAGGAGAGGAAAGTCAAGATGAAAAACCCATTGTTTTCATTCCACACCAGTGGCATGAACATATCCGGATTACCAGACACCACGCTGATGAACACTACTGTGATCATGCTGTTGACTCTGGCCGCGATGATCCTGGAGGGTAAAGAGCCAGACGTTACGACGTGCGGGCTCTTCTCCGGAGATGACAGTATTATCCCTAACAAGTATATGGCGCAATTCCTCGTTATTTCGAAAGCGTACGGCTTTACTATCAAGTCCGACGATTTACGAGATGGCAGCATGGTTAAGTTCCTTAACAGGATCTATTTTGACCCCACAGTCTCCACAACATCTGTGCCTAGTATGGTGCGGTTTCTCAACAAATTCGGCGTTCTGACTACATCGAACGCCGGGTATGCAGAGAAAATCGCCGGTGTCAGAGTTTCTGACCCATACAACCCGCTCCTCCGCGCATTTTGTAATGCCCAGAGTGCTCGCGTCCCAGACATGAAGAAGCGCCTTGAAAAACTCAAGAAAGCTCCGACTAAGGAGCTCTCAATGAAGTTGGACAACGGCGCATTCCCGTTTGAGGCACGCTTTAAGAGTGAGGCCATCTCAGTGATGGCCTGGGAGTTGGGTGTGCCATCCAAGTACTTGGACGACTGGATAGTTAAAGCATCACTCGTGAAAGATGAGGCAGGGTGGGCGGCATTACCGCTACTCTACGAAGGTGTGGCCAAAGAGGGTAAATTGCCTTCAACGCCAGTGCCTTATCCTCAGCAAAGAAAGAAGAAGTAAGCTTTAGGGGCAACATTGGGCAAACGTTAGCCCATAAAATTTCCTAAACGTGACAGCTCGAGAGAGAGCAAGGTCGTTCAATATTGACATCCAGTTTTTGCCTTTTTCTGAGATGCCTAACAACAGACAAATGGTATTGAGGCGGGGTGGTATGGCCGCTGCTGCATATGGTGCCGCCAACGCACTTTCGAGGATTGACTACGGTCAGCTTTCGGAGTTCGTGGCAAGACAGGTTAACCAGTACACACGCAAACCACCCCCACAGCCACCTAAACCTCGTGGCCGCAAGAAGCAACCTAGTAACAACAACAAGAGAGAAGGGAACATCACCAAGGTGGATGTCCCAAGTGCCTTTGGCACAACCAGCAACAACCTTGTCCGCTCTACGACTTTAAAATCAACGGCGGACTCAGTCGTGCTGCGAGGGACTACTATCCTCGGACCCATCCAAGTTGGCACGAACGCATCAAGCTTTCTGCCTAACGTGGCTCTCTACGGGGCATCAAACCCGGTAACTTTCGAAGATCGTATGCAAGTAGTTGCAACGACTTACGACAAGTACGTTTACAACTGGGTGAAGCTTCGCTACATTCCTCAGTGTCCCACGTCGACCGCTGGCCTCGTCATTTTGGCCATCGACCGCGACTACACAGACGCACCCCAAACCTCATCCTTGGCAACAGCTCAGTCTTATGAAGCCGTGTGCATGGGCTCCGCTTTCTCGTCACATAGCTGCACGATGAAACGCGACACCCACGAAAAACGCACCTACTTCGTGAGCTTCGGGAATGATGTAAACATCCGTGACTCAGAGCAGTTTAAGTTTTACTGCTTCACCTCCGGTGTTGCACCTGGTGTGACTATTGGCCAGCTGGTACTCGACTACGAGATCCAGCTAATATCGCCGATTTTCGCCCCCCCTGAGTTGTCGACATCCTTGGCGTCGCTTGGAATCACCACCGCGTTTGCAACAGTGCCGCTGTTCGCGTCCGCTACCAACGTATGTAAGCTCCCCTTTTTACCCAACCCCTCCCTTGGTGTGGGTCAGGTTTTTGAGTTGATCTTTCAGTGTGCAAACACCAACACCGTCGCAGGATTACTCCTCGGCATTGGTGGCCCCACTTGGACTGCGCCTAGCACCCTTGGGAGCCTCACACTGTACGCAGTTGGAGTGGTCACACCCCTCACTAGTGGATATTACATCTACCTGGATTACAACACCGCCATGCGAAATGGAGTTGCTCTGTACAATCCGGGCCCTAGTACTGGGTTTCTGCTGGCATCTGCCGCGTGTTCGTTTCGACCATTGACCTACATTACACCTTAAGAGGTAGGGCGTCAAGATCGACCAACGTACTCCACGTAAAACCGAATTGAATTCGGTATCTCCGATTGGGCCGCACAGCAAGGAATCTGTGCCTGTCCAATGCCGAGTGTTTGTTCGTATACGTAAAGTGCGAACCGGCG